ACCACCAGTAGCTGCAATCAAACCCTTAAGGTGTTTAGCTGCGTAGTTGATGCTTGCAATGGGATCGTCATAGTTTACACCAGGATGATACTCTGGCATGATTTGAGCGATGCCTCTGGCGCCAGCTTCAGACTTTGTTCTACCGTAGATAATATCATCACGCCAATTAGATTCAACTTCAAGAATACCAGTAAGAATAGCAGGATCAATGCCATTGGCCCTTGCAGCCTTCTGTATGGTCATTCCAAACCCTTTGGGTACCATAGCAGGCTGAAAGCTTCCCATGCTGCCCAAAGCCCGTACAGAGCGGTTATACGTAGGAAGACGATTGAGTAGTGACTGCATTGGAGCAGACATAGCTTTATTAGCTACTTCCAAAGAAGCAGGAGTAATCAAAGGTTGCATACCAGCAGCTTCACGCTGACGGTTGATAACTTCAAGTCCACTAATACCAAGTTTAGATCCCCAGTATTGAGCTTCCAAAGGCATCTTCCAACCGGCTTCACCGTACTTGTCTTCCATTGCAGTCAGTTCTGCAGCATTGAAGATAAGACCAGGCTTCTTGTTAAGCGACGCCTTACCGCCACCGGTAATAGAATCACGAATCTTATTAAGTTTTAGATTAATAGCAGCAGAGGTTTTAGCAGTGCCAAGAGTGAAGTTAGAAAACTCACCCATGTTATTCATTGCATAACGAGGGTCAGTCTTAAATTCAGACATTACCTCAGCAACTGCTTGGTTAGCGGCTTGAGTTTGACTCATGCCAGCACCAACATACTCAGAAACCTTGCGATTGAACTTAGCTTGAAGTTCACCAATCACAAGAGTTGCCATCCCGCTGGTAGAACCATCAGGAGAAGTTTTTACACGAGGATCAGTTTTAACGTGATTCTCAATGGCTTTGAGTTGGGTTTTAAAGGTTGCAGTTCTGCTGGCTTCCTGTTTCTTAGCAGCATCCATCCACTTGGTTTGAATGTCCCAAGGTGCACGAGCTACTTGTTCAGTAGTAAGAAGATTCTGCTCAGCAAGCTTTTCAAAACGATCATTTAGTTCGTCCTTAGCCCGAGCATCCATACCGTAAGTAGACTCAAGGTTCTTTAAATAAGAACTCTCTCTACCATATTTATTGAAGAACTCCTGTTGAGCACCCTTGACATTGGCCTCAGTGGCTTCATCAGGGTTATCACGGAAGTAGTTTTCTAGCTGCTGCTCACCTTGTTTGGCAAGCATTTCACGGTCAGCTTCATCAGCAGCAAAGTTAGCACGTGCATTAGCAGCACGTTCTTTGTCAAAAGCCAGGAATTGAGTATTCCAACGTTCCCCCACAGTTTTATTGGACTCTGGATCAATTTGGCCTTTGATTGAGTTATACCGGTCCAGAGTCAGTTCACCTGCCTTATCAAGGTTACCAAGGTGTTTCCAAAACTCTGTCCAAGCACCACGCATTCCAAGGTGATTGCCCCGAGCATCAACAGTGGCAGCCATACGCCTAACCCAAGCCAAACCGTCATTATCGACTAGCAGCTCTGAGTCAGCAAGCTCTCGTGCTTTAAAGGACTCTTCTTGAGCAAATTGAAACCGAGCTTCACTAATTACTTCGCTGCGGGCTTTCCGCATTGAAGGGAAGGCGTGCTCGTTAAGAAGTGTGTTGTTAACGCCTACAAGACCATACTGCTTATAAAACTCCGAGTTTAGTGCCCGAACAGCTTGAGCAGTTTTAATAGGATCTCCCTTAGAATCAGCCGGAGTAAAGACAGTGCCATCACTCAGGCGAATCTGAAGAGTGTTATTGCTTTGAAGTTGATCTTCTAGCCAAGGTTTATAGGCATCACCAGCCTGCTTAGCCATTGCACGACTAAAGCCGATCTTTTCATAATGACCAAGCTTCTTATACAGGTTTGCTACTTCAAATGGTTCACCTTTAGCAAGGGAATCATTGGCAGCAATCTGCATAGCTGCATCACCAAGCTTGGCTCGGTTTAGGCTTTCAGTGTATTCTTGCCACTCTTCAAAGGTAGCACCAGCGTCCAGGGCCTTATTCATGCCACGTTGAATGCCAGCTTCGGCATACATTTCAACACCGGCTTGAACAACCTTGCCTAAGGTTTCAGAGAATTGAACAGCCTTGGCGCTTTCTTCCAGATTAAGACGATTGGCAAGATCTTGCAGTTTTGCGGTTTCATTGATTGCACTTCCTTCTGCTTGGATATTAGAAAGCTCAACCTGTTTGTTGCGCTCAAGTTGATCTGTTTGGTCAGTCAGTTGAAGAGGATTGAAACCTTGGCGTTCTATCGGGCTTTGATAACCCTGTTGTAGTTGTAGTTCTTTAGATAGTGCCATTTATTTAACCCTTTGCCATTGTTCGTCCAACGGACATAGCAGTAGAAGCACCACTGGTTAATGCGCTCATAATTGTCAAACCTGCATTAGGCTGGAATGGAGCATTAGGCATTTCTGCTGGAATAAACTGTTGAAGCTCAGGAAGAATACCAAGATCTCCATAAGCATTGAAAACGGATTGAGTAGCTTGACGACCAAGTGCTTGGCGACTCCTTCCAGTTTGACCAACAACACCAGAAAGGCGTTCGGCTTCCATAGCAGCATTACGGCCAAACACACCAAGAGTTCCAAGAACATCAGCACGTTCTCGTGAGCGACTAACACCTTCAAAGGCTGCACGGTTAAATCCTACAGCCTGTGATAGTGCAGTCAACTGGCCTTGTCTAGAGTAAGCTGATTGAGCAAATGCAGCACCCAGTTCACGTTGCAGATCTTCACCAGCACGTGAAAAATCTTCTTGAATAAATCCAAGGTTCTGCGTAAAGCGGCCAGTTTGGTAACCATAAATGTCAGCAGTACGCTTATTGGATGCAGCAACCAGTTTAGCATTAAGCTCATTCTGACGCTGAACCCTCTCCTTTTCTTGTTGGTATTGTTGTTGTCTTTGTGCGCTTTCTTGGCTTGCACCAAACAGTGACTGTCCAATAGACAGCACACCCATAATACTGGCGCTTACGGGTTCAAATGCTACCATAATTTACTTTTGCAAATTCCACATAATAGATGTTTCGTGTGTCGCATAGAACGACATTGATAACCTTGAAACCAATAAGTCTCAAGAACTTTCTTAGATTATTGTTCTGAATATCTACTCTGTTCCAAAGCATTGGTCCCAAGGTCTTAACAAACTCTCTGGCCCATTTGATGAACGATTTAGGGTGTTTACGAACTTCATGCGTCATGTTCATCCATATGCACCCATAATCATCTACACCAAATAATGCAGCAGGTTTATCATCAGGACTGATTAGAAGGAAGGTTTTACTATAAAGAGTATCAGCAGCCATACATAGAACTGGATTGATACCAGCTCTAAAGAAGTCTGCTATACCTTCCTCTAATAGATCCTTTGCTATCACAGGTACATCTTCTAAGGTTGCAGGGCGTACCCTAAACCCTTGGGTGGAATTAGTCATGGTTAACCTTATCTGTAGAAGCGGTTGCTGTATTTACCTTCCCACGTCAAGTCCAACAAGTTTACTGGAAATGGAGTATCTCCAATAATCCTAATAGAGATGTTTCGGTTTCGCTGGTAAATTGGAACAACATGCAGCGAAGTAGCAGAAAGGTTAACGTTGTTTAGTACGTAAGTGTTGGGCAGTGTGGTAGACACAACATTTTCCCAAGTGGGAATCCCAGTCAAATCAATTTCATAAGTTACTGGACCGCTAAGACCCGTTGCAACTGTGATTCGGTGAATAACAAGATCAGCGGTTTGATCACTGCTAACAAAACTTCCTTCATTTTTAGTGATATAAAATGTGGGAAGTTCCATAGACATTTCGTATTGGTATCCAATGATTAGATCCCGTCCACGATAGTCACCAGGAATGTCAGCATAATAAGCACCGGTTGTACCAGCCACAGTTGGTTCTAAAACAGCACCAACGGATTGGCTAGAGGTAACGTTACTGCCGCCAATATACCCACCAAGGGCTACAACTACAAAGGTCTTACCACTTGCAGTATCATACGGCAAGAAGATACGAGTAGTATCAGCATTGGAGTCATAGGTACGGTATGGGTTAATGGACCAGTAATCTAGAAACACATCAGTTTTTTCACCCGTAGGAAGAGTAAGAAACCCTTCATCACTTGATTGACGGAGATTGAATGCCTGTACTTCTACTTCACTACCATTAGCCACTACAGTGTAGTAAGTACTTTGATCAAAGAATTGATCCAACAAAGTACCAGTCAACGTCCATTTGTACCAGGACTGTACCCTCTTTTCACTGAGTTGTAAGAATCGGTATTGATAGACAGTGTTGCTCCCTATAGTGCCCAATGAAATAATTGATGCAGCTGCAGAAGAAATAAAGCTATCAATAGTGCTTGGAATCAGTTCAGGAATGTTATAGGTCAGCTCTTCTGCAAGAGGTGGACTATCATTCCTAATCTCCACAAGATTAAACAGTTTGGTGTAAAGTGGAGTCTTAGCAATAAAGTTTGTAGAAATACCAGTGGACACAGCCTCAAGATGAGCCTCACACTCATATGACGACATTGTGTTAATTTTTGCCGTCTTAGGACTCAGAATGTCAGAGTCAGTGCTAAGCAGAAACTGTTCGGTATTTCCAAATAGAATTAGGCCAACAGCTGTAGGCCGTACATAATTAAGCGTAACTGGTTTAGCAGTTGATGCCGAAATATCAATCGGATCATCATCAGTTGCTGTAAGAGCCGTGGTGTTGAAGAAATTAAACAGGTCACCTGCTCGGCTCATCGTTACCGTTTCATTAGACAAGAATCCAAGACGGTTCCGATAAAGGAACATGTGCCTGATAGTTGTACCAACAAAGCTGGGATCAGGATTAGTGGTAAGATCACCAATTAATCTTTCATCCCACGTAACAGGTTGATAAGCAAATGATCCATCAGTTTGACGTACCAACTGGTGAGGCATAGTCAACGGGTCAAATCTGTATGTAATGCCAGGTCCAACAGTCTCTTCCCAAGTGCCTACCCCGTAGGTTGCTCCGGAAGATGTGTTAAACTTAAGCCACATGTCATCTACTTCAACATCAGCAGAGTTAACAACTTTTACAACATATCCATCTTTAGCTTGGCCCGGCAAAACAGAAACCGTTGCAACAGTATCCTGAAAGGCATACAATGCATCTTGAGAAGGGCCGCCCGTAACTTCAATGGTAAAGGAAGCGGTACAGCTAATGTAAATACCAGCACCTACTCTTACGGCAGTATAGGTCTTACCACCAAAGGTTTGGTTGTGAATATCACCAACAAGGTCAGTAAGAATCTGATCTACATCACCACCAGAACCTGCATTATAAGTACCACGTAAAGTACCATCAAGTTTAATTTGATAGTGCCCGGTACCTACAACGCTAAGAACAACAAAAGCTTGGTTAGGTAAGGCTGCTGTAGTTGTAGCTGTATCCATTGCTACGGTCTTTGCTTTATTTAAAACAAAGGTGTAGTCATTAAGAGTCAGAACCTCAATGTCCTCAGGAGCTGCATCCTTAAGGTACGCATTAGCAGGAACCGTGGTAATAGCACAGTTATTAACCTGAGTGTTATACAGTCCAAGCTTAGTAGCTTCATCCGACACAGCATTGTTATAGTTGGTCTGTGCCGTATTCATTGCAGCTAGGGCTGCTGACAACTGACCAGCATTGTGTGTAGCAGCTACAGCACGAATCGCTGTAAAGACCCTGTAGCCCTCTGCAGCAAGCCTTGGGTGCTCATCTGTACGTTCGGTACCCAGAGTGTATCCAGCGGGCAAGGAGACGCTTGTAGACACCACTGTGTCAGCGTTCTTGACTACATAAAGACCTGCTGCATTTTTAGTGATACCTGAATACAGGTACACATCATGGAAAGAGTTAGGAGAGCTAGGAGGAGTATAGTTGTACTTTACATCAAACAACTCTTCAGTTGTACCGGTTTGACCAGCAAGGGTTTCAGCGTAGGTAGACTGAGCATTGTGGAGTTCAGTCAGCTTAACCTTTCTAAAAGCTACTGCAGTATTGTAGTTAGCCAGTGTGGTTTTGACATTAGCAATAACACACCCACCAGGGACACCAGTATTGGTCCCCATGTTAACAGCGCGGGGAGAACCATCTGTAAGACTCCAGATGCGAAATACATTGTTAGCATACTGAGCAACGTACTTCTCTTCTTCATCCCTAAGAATCGAAAACCAACGACCAGTGGTGGTAGCGTTTGTCAACGACTCAATGTATTCACCACCTGGCCGCTTTAACATACCCAACGCAAAGTCAGGTAGGGTATTCACAGCATCACGGACTTGTCCAGGAAACTTCCTGCTATCTGGCTGTTGTGAGATACCAAGAAATAGGTTTGGGATTCTTTGGCTGATTGTGCTCATCGCATCAAAGCTTGATAAGGTTGATAGCTGGTGTAATAGTTGTGACCATCCTTAAACCCAAACATGGAGTAATCCCCTTGATTGCACTCATATTCAATGGCTGCAGCACGGGTATACACTTCTTGTTCAGCAAGGAGCTTATTGATTTCCTGATCACCAATTAGTTTAGTAGCACACATGCGAGCAGCACGTGCAACGATGTACGTCTGAACAGCAGGTGGTACATCAGTAAAGTCAAAGTACCAAGTAATATCCGCATGAATATCCTCAGTAAACTCAAAGGTGTGATGGAGACGGTCGTACAACTTGCCATTACGACGTACAAGATCGTAATCGTTTTTATGGTGTTCTACATTAGCATCCATCTGTAGAATGTTGTACGGATAAATAATTTCATTGGTGCTGGCATCAGGTTGCATCACATAATCCCGCTCCGTATTGAAGATCCAACCTTCAGATTGGACTTGTCGATTAATCTCACGAAGAGTGTTAAGGACAATGGAGACTTCGGGGTTCTGTAGATCCAGCGTGGTGACAGG